GATAGATTATCTTTATCATTAAAGAAATGGAATTGTTAAATGCCAAAGTTTGGAAGTAAATCAAGAAAAAACCTAGCAACCTGCCATGAAGACTTGCAGGACTTATTTAATGAAGTAATCAAGCATGTTGACTGTAGCGTCATTGAAGGCCATCGTAGTCAAGAAAGGCAGGATAAGTTGTATGAGGAAGGAAAAACCAAGCTCAAGTACCCAAAGGGCCGTCACAATGCTAGTCCTAGTCGCGCTGTCGATGTTGTCCCTTACCCTATTGACTGGAATGATAGAGAGCGTTTTCACTTATTTGCAGGCTTTGTTTTAGGCGTTGCGCAGTCAATGGAGATAAACATTCGCTGGGGAGGCGATTGGAATAAGAATTTTGAAGTAGATGATAACCAGTTCGATGATTTTCCTCATTTTGAACTATTAAAGGATTTTTAAATGGCAGACGAATATGTAGACCCAAGACCGTATGGAATACAAATATTAGATTATTTGAAAGATGGAAGCTCTCCATCTGAATTTAGAGGCGCGCATGAAGATATTGATAAAATAATTGCTAATGCAGATGCAAAAACAGAATACGCTAAATTATTTGATATTGACTATGGTACAAATAAAATGGCGTATTACAGGCATCTTAACCCTTCAGATAGCACGGTTACTATTCTTACAGGCCTAATTAACGCTTTAGCTCCATCAATGATGAGTGACAATGAAAGATTGTTAATGGATGCGATAAGAACTAAAGACAATCCAACTACAGTTGTACAAGCAGCAAGGTCATTAGCTGAACTACGTAATAGATAGCAGTAATGGCTAATCTTAACCTTAATGGTAATGTTTCAAAGAATGAAGAAACGCTCCATTTAGCGTACAATGATTTAATTACATTTGGCAAGATGTTTAGTCCACAGGACTTTTTAGCGTCTGCTACCCCAGATTTTCACAGAGATGTTGGAAGTCTTCTTATAGACCGAACAAAACAACAATTAGCACTGGTTATGCCTAGAGACCATGCTAAATCTACTTTAGCGGCCTGTGCTGTGCTTCACAGGTTTTTATTTGCAACGAAAGATAATCCAGAATTTATTGCGTGGATTGGTGAAGCTCAAGACCAGGCAAGGGATAACCTCGCATGGATACAGAACCATATATACGATAATCCAGCTATACATTACTATTTTGGTGATTTAGAAGGAGATAAATGGACAAAAGACGAATTTACACTAAGAAACGGCTGCCGAATGATTGGCAAGGGTACTTCACAAAGATTAAGAGGGAAAAGACAGAACTCGACAAGATACACAGGAATTATACTTGATGACTTTGAATCAGAGCTAAATACTAAAACTCCCGATTCTAGAAGACAAATCAAAGAATGGGTGACTGCTGCAGTATATCCAGCAATTGATTTTGATAAACAAGGATTTTTATGGTGCAATGGAACTATCGTGCATTATGACAGTTTTTTGAATGGTTTAGTAAACAAACACCGAGAGGCGGTAAAAACGGGCGAGGATTTTGCTTGGTCGGTTTATACTAAAAAAGCAATCGAAGATGGCGTTCCTATTTGGCCTTCACGTTGGCCAATGAAAAAATTAGAAGAACGTAAGCAATTCTATATTGATTCGGGTACCCCAGCTAAATTCTATCAAGAGTATATGAATCAGGCAAAGTCGCCCGAAGACCAAATATTTAGCGAGGAGGATATTAATAATGCGCTCTATAAAGGAAATGCAAGATATGATGCAGAATATGACTCGTGGTACATCAAAATGGACGATGGCCGAAAAGAGTATGTTAATATTTACATTGGCGTTGACCCTGCTTCAACACTTGGCCAGCGTAACGATTATTCTGTTATTATGGTTATTGGCGTTACTTCAGAGTTTGATTACTATGTTATTGAATACTGGCAAGAGCGAGTCTTACCTATGGACTGTGCAGACAAGATATTTGAAATTGCAAAACGATATAGCCCGATACGTAGAATAAACATTGAAACTGTAGCATATCAAGAGATGCTTAGAGACTATGTTATGAAGCGAAGCAAGAGTGAAGGGGTGTTTTTACCAGGAATTGAAAAAGGAATTAAAAATTATAACCAAAAAAAGAAAGATAGATTGTTTGAAGGATTACAACCAATGTTTAAAGCAGGTGCTGTTCATCTTAAAAAAGAAATGCATGAGTTTATTGGCGAACTTCTCGATTTTCCTAAAGGTAGTCACGATGATACTATCGATGCATTTTGGTTAGCAACGCAGTATGCTAGAGGAAATCCTAAAGCAGGAAGTGTAAAAAAGAAAAAAAATAAAAATGGAAAATGGCATAAACCTAGAAAAATGTACAATTGGATGACAGGTGCACGAAAATAGCTGTTGTTTATGTCGATAAATAAGCCTATATTATGAGTTATGATACGAGAAGATATTAGAGTAAAAGAAATAAGAGAGCTGTTTGATAAATGGCAAAAAGCTCGTGTCGATTGGGATACTGCCGCTAGAGAAGACATTGACTTCTATTTAGGCAATCATTTTTCTGCAGAAGAGGTAGATGAGCTAGATTCACGAAATCAGTCATCGATGCCAATGGATAGGCTATATTCTGCTATAGAGCAGTTTAAAGCTATCGTAACCTCTAAAACTCCTAAATTTTCTGCTATTGGCAGAGAAGACTCAGATAATAAGCTTACAAACGTATGGCGTACAATACTTGAATATATATGGGATATATCTGATGGTAATGAAATATTTAAACAAGTTGTGCATGATTACGCAGTTACAGGGTTAGGGTATTTTTATGCATACCTTGATAGAGATGCAGATTATGGTCGAGGTGAGGTTAAGTTAACGTATGTAGACCCATTTCGTGTATATGTAGACCCAAATGCAAGAAATAGATATTTTGATGATGCATCAGGCATTATTGTATCAAGTATACTTACTAAACAACAACTTATTGATTTATACCCTCAACTATCTCAGCCAACAGATGAGAGCGGAGAAAAAATACTTATTGACCAAATTGAAGCATTAAGTGGCGATGAAGATTATCCTAATGCTACTAATATGACCACAATGCAGTCATTTACGCCAGATAATACAAAAGACAAGGATTATGACGTAAATAAGTATAGATTGCTTGAATACTACCGTAAAGTTCGCGTACCGTACTATAGAGTGTTAGATACAAGAAGTGGCGATGAACGTATCATGACACAAGAAGATTTTGCGCAAATGGCTCAAGATAAAGATTTTGCAATGGCTATACAGCAAAAACTTATTGATTATGTAGAAGTTACTCAAACAAGAATTAAATTAACGTGCACGGTAGGTCAAATTGTATTATATGAAATGATATGTGATACAGATATATATCCGATAGTGCCCGTTCCAAACATTTGGACTAACACACCATATCCAATGAGTGATGTTAGAAAAAACAAAGCATTTCAAAGGTTCCTCAACAAGACAGTGTCACTTATTACATCCCATGCCCAAGCGTCAGCTGGTTTAAAGCTACTCGTACCCCAGGGTAGTGTTAGCGATATAGAGGAGCTCGAAAGAGATTGGTCTAATCCTAATGCTACTATCGAATATGACCCTTCTTTTGGGGAACCACATTTTCCTGCACCACAGCCATTATCTAGTTCTATTATGTCTCTCCCTAAAATGATAGAGGGATATATTGATTTAAATATTGGTATATTTGAAATGATGCAAGGAAGTAGTGAAGCTGCACCTAGAACCTATAGTGCAACAATGATGATGGAAGATGTAGGTCAAAGACGGTCTAAATCTAAGCTAAGAGATATTGAAGGCTCACTTAGAAGAGTAGGGCAAGTATGTTATAATATGGCAAAGCAGCATTATAATTTTAAGAAAACATTTAGAATTGTGCAGCCAAATAACGATATTAATGAATATACAGTAAATAAAAGATTATATGACGATAAAAGTCAACAATTAATGCAAATTGAAAACGATGTATCTGTTGGACAATTTGATATAAGAATTATAGGCAGTTCTACATTACCTTCCAATAAATGGGGTGAATGGCAAATATATATGGAAGCATATCAAGCTGGTCTTATTGATAGAGTTGAAGCTCTTAAAAAGACAGAGATATTTGATAAAGAAGGTATATTGCAAAGAACTGATGAAATACAACAATTACAAAGTATGTTACAACAAGCTCAAGAACAGGTTAAGCGTGTAAGTGGTGACTTACAAACTGCTCAAAGAGAATCTGTAGCATCAAGACAGCGTACTGAAGTTGAGAAGTTTAAAGGTAGGCTAAAAGAACAAGAATTAGATAGCAAAGCAAATAGTAAGTTGCAATTAGGCAGGTTACAAGATGCGGTCAAACTCGAATCCGAGAAATTACGTATGAATATTCGTAGTCAAACTCAAAAAGGAAAAGAGAAATCGCAGGAAGGAGCTAAATAATGGATAACGCATTAGAACATGGACATCTAGAAGGTGAAGCCGTAGATAATGTAGGGCAAGACGAAGCAGTCAATACGCAAGAGAGTTCTACAAACTGGGAAGACCAAGCAAAATACTTCCAAAGTGAAAAGGATAAACTCGCAGCGGAAAACTCAAAACTACAGCAATATGAAAAAATTGGACAATTATTGGAATCACGACCAGATATAGCAAATGCAGTAGCTGGCATGGTGCAAGGCGCACCGAGTGGTCAACCAACAGGTCCGCAACGTATTACTTTAGGGAAAGATGAATTTGACCCATGGGAAGCCTATAATGACCCGCAGTCTAAATCGTACAAGTTCAGACAACAAGAACTACAAGACTCTATTAATGGAGCCGTACAACAACAAATTCAAGGATTACAAAAAAGCCAAGGCGAAATGCAATTAAAGACCGAACTACAGCAACGAGGGCTCAGTCCCGCAGAAGTAGACTCTTTTATGAATTTTGCAGCGCAGAATCCAGCAGAGTATGGTGTTGATGGTGCTATTAAAATGTGGAGAGCTGTAGCTGAGTCTGAATCCAGCAATCAAGTCCCAAATCCACTAGATGATGTAAGGCAGACACAAGGTGGCCCAGCTCAAGGCGGGATACTCCAAGGTCAACCTGCACAATCTCCTAAAACAGATGATGATACTATGTGGGAAGGCATTATGAGTGCTGGAAGTAGAAGTGATGTTTTAAAATAAACTAAGGAGAAAATAAAATGTCTGAGAAATTTAACTCAGGACAAGTAAAATTTGGAACTCCAGGTTCACAAACAGCACTATCTCTATCAAATGCGTCAAGACGATTATATGACTTTAGTGATAGAGTAGCTGATTTAGCACCAGAGGAGTCTCCATTTTTTGTCTATTTGTCAAAAGTAGCTAAAGTTCCTACGTCGGATAGTCAGTTCCGATTTTTGGAAGATAGAACTAAGATTCACATGACTGACAGAAGCTTTTTGCTAAAAGGTGCAACAACTCTTGTAGCTGAAGGCTCATCTATGAATGTAACATTTGATACATCAGGTGCTGCAACAGTAGATTTTTTATTGCCAGGAATGGTAGTAGCAATTGGAGATATTGATGGTAATTCAGTGCCAACAACTGCAAATGTTAGAGTAAACTCAGTAACTCAAGGAACTAATGAAACAGTGTGTAGCGTTACAGCTATTTCACATGTTTCAAGTTCAAGTACTCTTGCTTTGGCAGATAATTCAAAATGTACAATTATAGGTACATCTTTTGAACAAGGTTCTGGTTCACCAGATGTATTCTCTCAAGAGCTAGACCATGACTTGGGTTACACACAGATATTTAAAACTGCCTGTGAAATGACTAACACTGCAAGAGCAACTATCTACAGAGGTTATGCTGATGAGTTCCAAAGAATTTGGAATCTTAAATTAAGAGAGCATAAAGTAGATATTGAAAGAGCAATGTTGTTTGGCCAAAAAGGCACTCAAGGTGGCATACAGTACACAGATGGTATTGTAGGCTCAACGATTAGAAACGGATATTCAAATGTTAAAGAAGACGGGGCACAGCTTGCTTATAATAGTGGAGTTCCATTTTATAAATCAACTAGTGCTGCTAATTTAACATATGATAATTTACTATCTGACTTTGAAGTTCTTTTTGACCCTGCAAGAGGTGGAGGAAGAAGTAAACTTGCTTTAGCTTCACGACCAGTTATATCTCATTTTAATAAATTAAGTTCAAGTAACTTTATTGCTGGCTCTATAGAAGGTGAGTCAAGATATAACTTCCCTGCTAGCCAAGGTCAGTTTGGTCATTTAATAACAAAAGTGAATACCATACATGGTGATGTTTCAATGGTAGCTGAGTCTCTATTTAGAGGTTTTGCTGCAGGATTCATGATGATGGTTGATTTAGACCACGTATCATACAGACCTCTTGTAGGAAATGGCCTTAACAGAGACACATCTATTACAACTAATGTGCAACAGGCTGATGAGGATTTACGTAAAGACATGATTCTAACAGAAGCAGGTCTTGAAGTATCTCTTCCTGAAACTCACGCACTTATTAATTTGGAGGGTGTGTAAAATGAGAAGTGATGTATTAAACAGTAATAGTAGTTCTTTTGGTAATGTTCAATCTTCAGAACTAGGTGGCGTTAAAAAAGTTTTAACTTTTGCAGGAGACTGCAAAGAGTCAAGACTAGATTCAGCAAGCACTGCTTATGCAGATAATGATATTATACAATACATGGGTGCATTTGATACAAGTGTTCCTGCAGGCTACAACGATGCAATTAAAATAGTTGTAACTAAAGTATTGTTTGTATGTAAGACTGCAACTGGTACTGCAATGACTGGTTCTATTGCTGCAGGAACTGCTGCAAATGAAGCTGTGAACGGAGCTGTAACAGGAGCTGTTGAATTGTTTGGAGCTGGTGCAACTCAGTTGTCACCTGAAGGATATGATTTAGCTACAACTGCAACAGAAGCTGATAAAATAAATTTTAATTCAGCTAACAATTGTGAATGGGCAGCACCTCATATTGTGCTTCCAGCAGCTACTAAATACCTATACATGCGTACTAACACTGCAATTAATCATGCAACAAATTTTGATGCAGGAAGATGGAGTGTTGTAGTAGAGTATGTACTTGTATAATCCAAAATCATAAGGGTTAACAGTTTTGTAGGACTGTGCAGGGTATCGTATAAAGGGTACCCTGCGAACCTACTAAAATTTTAACAGTACGTTCACGCTCTTGCCAAGAGCTTAAAGTACACTCACAAAGGAGAATAAAATGGCAGCAACATCAAGTTTAAACAAGTTTACTGTAGTTGAAGCTCAAAATGCAGCTTTAGGACAAGCAGGAGCTAAATTTATAAACGACACCGAAGAGCACACTGGTAGCTTTGTAGCAATACAATGTTTAGAAGACACAGTATTTAATGCACTTACACCAGAAGATACAACTAATGGATATGGAGTTGGTTCGTATAATGGTAATTCAATGGCCTCTGAAAGTATTCCAGCAGGCGTAACAATCTACGGCAGATGGAATACTATTGATTTAACATCTGGCTTAGTTATAGCATATATAGGTTAACATGCCTTTAGGATTAGGAGCTAGTTTATCTAAAGCAAGTATTGTTACTCCAGGTGTCGTTACAGATGGCTTGGTTATGAAACATATGTATCCTGCAGGAGCAGTACAACCATTGAGTGATGGTGCTGCATATTTTAACAGTACTGATAGTTCTATAGATTGTGGTGCATCTAATAATATTATAACAGGAACAAATGTTACATATTCTTGTTGGGTTAAAGTATCTGATACTGACCAAGCTCGTTTAATAACTTCTCAAAAAGGTTCAGGCTCAACAAATCTTTCTTTAGGCATACATAATAACAATGGCAGTAAAGTAATAGGATATATCACTTTTATAGTTTGGGATGGTTCAAGTAGTCATAATTATGTTAGTTATGATGCTGAAGTAGATGATAATAAGTGGCATCATATAGCTGCAACAACTACATCTTCAAGCCAAAATTTATACTTTGATGGAGCTTTAGTAGCATCAGGGTCAAATACGTTTGGAAATGCAGCAAGTTCAAATATATTTACATTAGGCTCTTTGAATGATGCGAGTGAATTTTTAGGTGGTTATATGGCTAATGTAGGAGTTTGGAGTAGAGTATTAACTCAAGCAGAAGTAAAATCAATTATGTTTAAACAATATTCAGATTTAACAACTGGTGAAAAAACTAGTTTAGTATCATGGTGGAATTTAGATGTAGATGCTACTGATTCTACTGGAACAAACAATGGGACACTATCATAATGCCAGCTACTATACAAAAAATATTAAAACCAACTAAATACAGAGCAGTAGATACAGCTCCTAATAATTTATATTCATCTAATTTAGCAAATAATTTTGAAAATGTTAGTTTTGATAATTTTTCGTTTGTTGATGGAGTGCTTACTTTAGAAGCTACAGGAAGCGATGTAGAAAATGTTGCTATTACTAATCCCGTTGATGTTACCGCTGGAGATGAATTTTTAGTTTCTTTTACAATATCTTCAGGTGGAGGAAGTGGAGTATATTTTAAATTAGCTCCTAATGATGATTTAAATTCTGCAGATTTTACAAGTGCAGCTTTAGCTAATGGGACTCATAGCTTCACTATGTCTTCTAGTAGTTTAACAGATTCTACATCATATTTTGGTTTCCGTTCTAATGATGCTCATAATGGA